CTTCGGTTATTTACAATGACTTACTAAGATACTTTAAGGTAAATAAACACGAAGCAATATCAAATGGTAACAAAGTTCGTTGGGTTTATCTAAAAGAAAATCCACTTAAAATAGATGGACTTGCTTACAAGGGTTATGATGATCCTAAACAAATCATAGATTTTATCAATCAGTATGTAGATAGAGACAAGTTATTTGATAAAGCCCTAAAGAAGAAGATACAGATGTTTTATGACGCTATGTCTTGGGATATGCCAGTTGATAAAAAGAATTCAATTGAAAGGTTTTTTTAACTTGACTTTTACAAAAATAATTAGTAAATTAACACATAACATGGAGAATAATAATAATGAATAAAATCACTTTAGATACCTTTATCCAAAAGTATAATCTTGGTGGTAATATAAACTCAGTAAAGTGGGAGTCTAACGGCGACACACTTTCTACTCGTTTTATATCACCAGATAAAAGTCTTTTGGGTGAGTTATCTTTAACAAAACAATCACTACCTAACTTTGAGGTTGGTGTCTATGATACACCATTACTATCAAAGATGATGGGAACACTTGCTGATAAGGTTAATTTCAGTTTAACCAAATCACCAGTAGATGATACACAACCTGTAGCATTTAATTTTACAGATGATGGAAAATCTGTTGATTATGTTCTTGCTGCTCTTGGTGTGATACCTGATGTACCAGAACTAAAGAACATACCTGAGTTTACTACTCTTGTAAATATTGATACTCAATTTATCAATTCTTTTATTCGTGCTAAAGGTGCTTTATCCGATGTAGAACATTTTTCTATCCAACCAGCAGATGGTGGTGTAGAGTTTGTTATCGGTTTTAGTGACATCAACTCAAATCGTATCAGTATCAAAGTTCAAAGTGGCGCTGTAAAGTTAACCGAACCAATCGTCTTTAATGCTAATTTATTTAGTCAAGTTTTAGCTGCAAATAAAGAATGCTCTAAAGCAGTTCTTCAAGTTGCTGATAAAGGTCTTGCTCACATCGAGTTTAAGATAGATGATTTCTCTGTTAAATATTACTTAGTATCACAACAGGTATAATATGAGTTCACACGGATTATGGGTAGAAAGGTATAGACCACAAGACTTAACAACTTATGTTGGTAATGAACAACTAAAGACAAAGGTCGAGAGGTTTATAGAGGAACAAAATGTTCCACATCTATTACTATATGGTAGAGCTGGTGGGGGTAAGACAACCCTTGCTAAGATTATAATTAAGTCTATTGAATGTGATTACCTTTATATCAATGCTTCTGATGAAAGAAACATTGACTTGGTTAGGGATAAATTAAAGAGCTTTGCTTCTTCGGTTGGTTTCAAACCAAATAAAATTGTAATCTTAGACGAGGCTGATTATTTGAATATCAATTCTGCCCAACCAGCTCTCCGTAATCTGATGGAGACATTCTCTGCTCATTGTAGGTTTATCTTAACCTGTAATTATGTTGAGAAGATTATTGATCCGATACAAAGTAGATGTCAAACTTACAAAATCATTCCACCATCAAAGAAAGATGTTGCTGTTCACGCCAAGTATATCTTGGAACAAGAGAACATCTCATTTGATTTGGATGATTTGGCTTTGGTTGTAACTGCTGGTTATCCTGACTTGAGAAAGGTTATCAATGACCTACAAAGACAATCAATAGATGGTAAGTTAAAGATAGACAAAGATGGTATGTTACACAACGAGTTTAAACTTCAGTTCTTAGAGATGATACAAAATGGTGTCGATTTAAGAACTATCCGTAAGTTTGTAGCTGATAGTAACTTTACAGATTATACAGAACTATATCGGTTCCTGTATGATGAGGTAGAGAACATATCGGTTGAAAAACTACCGGAAGTTATTGTTGATATATCAAATGGTGCTTATCAAGATGTTCTATGTGTGGATAAAGAGATAAACTTTATTGCAACCATTTCTAATATTCTAAGGAGAATATAATGAGTATGAAACCAATGAAACCAATAGGTAAACCAAAACAACAAGTTCAAGTTGACTTAACACAAGCAGACACAATGGCTTGTCAAAAGTGTGAAAACAAAATCTTTATACAAGGTTATATCATAAAGAAGATTTCTGCTATACTTTCCCCAACCGGAAAGGAAGTAGTAGCACCGATACAAGTATTTAACTGTGGAAGTTGTGGTGAGTTATTACCAATGGGTGGGGAGTTGGATGAACTTATTTAGTTGGATAGATGAACTATTTGTCAAGAAAAGAGCTTGGGATAGTTTTTCAGATGAAGACAAAAAGAAGTTTAGTCCATTCATGGTAAATCGTTACCTAAGTATGAACGATGATTTTCTACCAATAGTAAATCACTTTCAAAAACTAACGATTGAGGTAATGCCGATAGGAGTGGTATACAAGTTTTACTGCTCCTTATTACCAAATAAAAAAACATTCTTGAGATATCTTAGTGGAAAGAAAACCAAAACAAACGAAAAGGTTGTTCCTTTCATACAAGAGTATTTTGAGGTTAGTAAGTTACAGGCAAGTGAATACTATAACTTAATGACTACTGATGAGTTAAAACTATTACTTAAACAATATGGTAAAACAGATAAAGAAATAAAAAAGATGGGTGTTAAATGACAAAACTTGTTTTAGCTTGTTTAGCTAATTTAATTGCTTCGGTATTTGCTTTTTTTCAATTACAAGGGCATTATGTATGGCCGGAAGTAAGGTTTTTAAAATCAATGTGGTGGGTTTATGCTACAAGTTTAATTATAGCTCCATTATTTTGGTATTCTACTAAATGGTCATTTGAATATTTTGGTGCTTTTTGGAATATGAGATTAGCTGGGTTCGGTATTGGTACTGTTGTATTTGGTACATTGACTTGGTTATTGATTGGTGAAATACCAACACTTAAAACATTAATAAGTATATTACTAGCAGTATCAATTATTTTAATACAATTAACAAATGTGATAAAGGTATAATATGAACATAAAAGAACGAGAGTTAGTTACCGAAGAACATCCTATAGTCGAACAGATGGAGAAAGAATGGCCTGAAATGACTAAAGAGTTTCGTAGGTTACAACGAGAACAATATGAACTATTTCTAAAAAAACAACATGATTATGGTCCTGGTAATATTTCCGTAGGAACACAATTACAGACCGAAGAAGAAGTTCATCTAGCACTTACTGGTTTATGGTTTCGTATGAATGATAAGATACAGAGACTTAAAACTTTACTAATGAGTGGTAGAGACAATGCAGTACAAGGAGAACCAATGGAAGATGCTTACTTAGATGTATCTAACTATGGTATAATGGCAACAATTGTTAAAAACGGTAAATGGGGTAAATAATGGAAAGATATTGGGGAGCTAAGAAAGAAACACCAGATAGAAAATACAACGGCGATGTTGCTGAAAAACATATTTCAGTTCAAGACAATAAAATATACTTCTACTCTGGCGTAAATAGAAACTCCTGTAGTGAGTTGAACAAAAAAATTGGTGAGTTAGAAGGAAAGTCCTTGACTTTGTCACAAACTCTTGGTATATTACCACCACCTATTAAGATACATATTAATTCAGGTGGTGGAAGTATAGTAAGTGGTATTGCTTCTATGGATACCATGTTAAGATGTAAGGTTGATGTTGAAACTTATGTTGATGGATTCTCTGCTAGTGCTGGAACATTTTTAAGTGTGGTCGGTAAGAGAAGGTTTATGAGTAGAAACTCTTATATGTTAATCCACCAATTAAGCAGTAACTTTTGGGGGACATATTCCGGCTTTGACGATGAAAAGAAAAACTTAGATTTAATGATGAAAACAATAAAAGACATTTATAAACAATACACTAAACTACCTATGAAAAAACTTGATGAAATGCTAAAACACGATTTAATGTGGGATGCTCAAACTTGTTTAAAATATGGGATGATTGACGAGATAATATAATGGGACATGTATCACATAGTCAGTTTGTTTCTTACAGTGAATGTAACCTTAAATGGAAACTTCGCTACATTGACAAACTAGGAACTTTTACAGGTAATATACATACTCTTTTTGGAACTGCTATGCACACCGTGATACAAGAATATCTCACGGTGATGTATGGTACTTCTATCGTAGCTGCTGAAGCACTTGACCTAAATGGTATGTTAAAAACTGAAATGATGGGTGAGTTTAAACTTATAAAAGAAGGTCAAGAAACCTTACCTTGTAGTCAAGATGAGATGGTTGAGTTTTATCAAGATGGTTTGGCTATACTTGAACACTTTAGAAAACATCGTGGTAAGTATTTCATGAAAAAGAACTACGAGCTAGTTGGTATTGAGTTGCCTATAACTATGGAACTACAAGAGAACGTAGAGTTAAAAAGTTTCCTTGATGTTGTGATACGAAATAAGATATCAGGTAAGATAACTATTATTGACCTTAAAACTTCTACAAGAAGTTGGACAGATTATCATAAGAAAAACTTTTATAAGAAAGCTCAGTTATTACTTTACAAACAATTTTATTCAGAAAAGTTTGATGTACCATTGGATAAAATATCAGTAGAGTTCTTGATACTAAAAAGAAAGATAGCAAAACAAAGTGACTTTCCTATTAGTAGGTTACAAAGGTTTGAGCCTGCTAATGGTAAAGTTAGTGTAAATAAAACCATGAAAGCTTTTACAGAATTTCGTGAGGCTATCTATGACGAGAAGGGAAACCATAAAACAGATAGAACATACAATGCTTCTCCTGGTAGTGCTTGTAAGTTCTGTGAGTTTGTAAAAACGGAGCATTGTGAATGGGGAAAGATACTTTAAGGGTAGCAATAGTAGGTAGTAGAAAATACGAAAACCGAAAGAAGATAAAAGACTTTATCTTTAAGTTAAAAAAAGACAAAGGTTCAGATACTATTATAGTTAGTGGTGGTTGTAAAACAGGCGCTGACTATTACGCTAAAAAGTATGCTTTAGAACTAGGATTACAATATCAAGAGTTTCCACCTCAACATGAAAATTGGAATTTATATTGCCCAAAAGATAAAAGAGACTATAACAGACCATACAGCGTAAAAAACTTCTTTGTTCGTAATAAGATAATAGCTGCTTATTCAGAGTATGTTGTTTCTTTTGTTCCAAGGGGAGTTGAGTCAAAAGGCTCTATGTCAACGATTAAATATGCTAATAAGTTTGGAAAAAAAACACTCGTTATAAATTAAACTATATATTTATATATACTAGTTATAGACAACGAGGAATAGGTTATGAAAAAAGACACTTTAACAAAGTTGACATCGGTAAAAATTCTTAAAACATTATATGAAGATTTTAAGCTTAGAACGGTCAACTCATCAATGAATTTACAAAAATTAGTTAATCGCTCGGTTCACCAATATGTCCATGATAATGTCATACAGGAAAGTATAGAAAGCTATGATAAACTTCATGTAAGCGGGAGTCAGTTCTAATGATTAACATGAGAGAAGATTTGATAAATGCAAGTAAATTACATTTTAGAGCTCACATAGAAAAACATCGTATCAATGTAGAAACTCTTTTAGAAAAGGGTGTCGGTGTTGCTGAACATCCTGATATTATGAATACGATAGAAAAAGAGCTGGGAATTATAGCTGAATATGACGATAAATTAAATATATTAAATAAATATTTTGACGATAGTAATACTAACAAAGAGGTTTTAAATGGCTAAGAAAAAGATTTTATTGATGTCCGATGATTTACGGATGCATAGTGGAGTAGCTACCGTATCTAAAGACATTGTATTTGAGACATTACACCAATATGATTGGGTTCAGATGGGTGGAGCTATTAAACATCCTGAAGCTGGAAAGATTGTTGATATGTCAGAACATCTACAAAAAGATTTTGGTATAAAAGATGGTTACTTACGAATATATCCAGTTGATGGTTATGGTAATGAAGATTTACTAAGAGATGTTATTGCTTTAGAAAAACCAGACGCTATACTTCATTATACCGATCCTAGATTTTGGATTTGGTTCTATAATATGGAAGCAGAAATCCGTAGGGACATTCCTATCTTTTATTATAACATATGGGATGACTTACCAGATCCTCAATACAATACAAACTACTACAAGAGTTCTGATTTGTTGATGGGTATATCAAAACAAACTTATGGAATCAATAAAAGATTATTACCTGATTATGAAGATTGGCAGATAACTTATGTACCACATGGTATATCAGAAAGAAGATTTAATAAGATAGAAGATGATAATGTTTCTTTAATTGATTTTGATTCCAAACACGGAATTACAAACAAGAAATTTAAGATACTTTATAGTAACAGAAACATTAGAAGAAAACAACCTGGTGATGTTTTATTGGCATACAAATACTTTATGGATGGTTTAAAACCTGAACAAAGAGAAGAGTGTGTATTGGTATTTCATTGTTCACCAATTGATGATAATGGAACAGATTTACCAAGAGTTCATAAACACTTATGTCCTGAATATGATGTATGTTTTACTTATAATACAGATAATAAAGCATTCGATGATAATGATATGAATCTATTATTTAATTCTGCTGATGTTTATATTAACTTAGCTAGTAATGAGGGTTTTGGGTTAGGTAGTGCTGAAGCACTTACCGCTGGAACACCAATCATTGTTAATGTTACGGGTGGATTACAAGATCAATGTGGATTTAAGAAAGACGGTGAGTTATTAACACCTGAAGATTATGTTGAGTTAGGTTCTAATCATAAGGGAACTCATGCAGAACATGGTGAGTGGGTATTTCCTGTTTATCCAACAAATCGTTCATTACAAGGTTCACCTATGACACCTTATATCTTTGATGATAGATGTCAGCCGGAAGATGCTGCTGTTCAGTTAAAGAAACTATACGACTTAGGTAGAGAAGAAAGAAAAAGACTTGGTTCATTAGGAACTGAGTTCTGTAAAGAAAATCTAATGACATCAAAAGCTATGGGACAAGAGTTTATTAGTTCCATGAACGGAGCATTTGATAATTGGAAACCAAAACAAAAATACACGATGGAGGCAGTATGAAACGCTCGGTAGTTATGATTGCACCTTTTAATACCCGTAGTGGGTATGGTGACCATGCTCGTTCAATCTATTATTCTATTATGGATAGAGAAGATTTAGACATTAAATGTATTGATGTTAAGTGGGGTTCGACACCAAGAAACCATCTTAGACCTGAAGTAAAAAGACATCAGAAGTTGTTAAGTAGTTTTGTTACACAGGACCAAATAAAAACTCAACCTGATATTGTTATTGATATTAGAATACCTAACGAGTTTATACAAGGTGGTAAAGTTAATATTGGTATAACTGCTGGTGTGGAAACCGATATCGTTTCGGCTGTATTTTTAGAGGGTATGAATAAGATGAATTTTAATATAGTCCCATCTAAATTTACAGCAGATACATTTAATAGATGTATATTTGATAAGATGCAAGATCAACAAAATGGAGAAAAACAAAAGATAGGTGAGATAAAAAATGAAAAGCCTATCAAAGTTTTATTTGAAGGTGTCGATACTGATGTATATTACCCAAAACAAAAACATCAGTTAGAAAAGAAACTTTACGAAGAGTTAGATGACCTTATCAAAGAAGAGTTTGCTTATCTTCATGTTGGACAATGGGGACAACAAGGTTTCGGAGAGGATAGAAAAAACATTAGTGTTATGATTAAATCTTTCTTAAAAGCTTTTTCTAATATCCCTAATGCTCCAGCACTTGTTCTTAAAACCAACGGTGCTAACTTTAGTGTTCTCGATAAAGCTAATATAAAGAAAAGAATACAATCGGTAAAAGATATGTTTAAGGGAGTGGAGTTACCAAATATTTATTTAATACATGGTGACTTTACTATCGAAGAAATGTCAACACTTTACAACCATCCAAAGATTGGTGCTTTTATTACTTGTACACATGGAGAAGGTTTTGGACGACCAATGCTAGAGGCTAGTTGTTGTGACCTACCTGTTATTGCTAGTAAGTGGAGTGGTCACCTTGACTTCCTCACAGATGCTGAGTCTATGTTAATTGATGGGTTTATAAAACCAGTTCCTAAATCAGTTCTATGGGATCCTATTATTATAGAACCATCCAAATGGTTTGATGTAAATCCAGCAGATGTAGTTAGGAAGATTAGAACTTTTCATAAGAAAAGAAAACTAATACAAAAGAAAGCTACTCGTCTAGGCAAGAAGAACAGAAGAGAGTTTTCATTAACAGCTATGGCAACACAATTTAATAAGATTATAGACGAAGTATTAAATTCAGTTCCACAACCTGTTAGTTTAAAACTACCTAAACTTAAAAAAGTTGGTGGTGAATCTCCACAACCAGCAAAGATAAAATTACCTAAACTAAAGAAGGTGACATGATGGATGATATGATACTAAAGGTAAAATGTCCAAATGACACGAAAGAGTGTACTGTTGCCGGTGGTGAGATATTAGAATCAATGGTTTTATTAGGTGATGATGAACAGAATATGCAGTGTTTAGCTTGTGGTTATGCTTCTAACAAAACTATGAAAACTCACATAAAACCATTTCCTGATGACTTTAAGGAAGTATGTGTGGAGACAAGTAAGGGTAGATATTGGGCGCCATCTGTATTTACCACCGAAAACTACATGGTTGTTCCAGTAGTTGATGGTGAGTTAAAGTGGAGAGTTTACGCCCAAGCAGATCCTGCTACGGAAGTAGTAATGCCTACATTTTCGGATGCTTTTAAAATGGTAGAAAAATTGGAGAAACTCATTGGCGAGCAGATACAACAACAAACGAATAGTTAAATCTGTTCAAACAATAGGTCAAGGTAGATTATTACCTGGTATGATAATTACATTTAATTACTCAGAACCAGGTGTCATGGATCCTAGACCTATTCTACTTTATTTAAATACGGATAAGAAAAGTAAAAATTTAGAGGGTTTAAATATAAACTATCTTAATCCAACTAAGTTAAAAAAGTTATTTAGTGTTGCTGATTTTAAGAAAACAGAAACAGATGAAGTAGAAAACTTAATCGGTTTAAAAGAATCTTATTATAGATTACAGATTGCTAATCCAAAGAAAAGAAGTGCTATGACACCTAAAAGATTTTATAGTGATATTATATCAGCTGATAAATATTTTAAAGAAGCATATAGGTCATATAAACTTACTAAGTTAACATCATTAAAAGTTACACAGATAAATACACAATTTATTAAATGAAAATTAGTTATTCTATACTAACCCACAACGAAACTACCACTCTTGAAAAGCTACTAAAGTTTTTAATTAAGTATAAACAACCACAAGATGAGATAGTTATCCTTGATGATTATTCAGACAATGAAAAGACAAAAGCTATCTTGGATTTCTATGTATCTACCGAGAACATAGTCTTTGAGCAAAGAAATCTTTTGGAAGATTTTGGTTCACAGAAAAACTATCTAAAGAAAATGTGTAGTGGTGACTATAGTTTTAACTTAGATGCTGACGAAATGATTTCACATTGGTTTATGGCAGACATCCACGAGTTACTTGAAGGTAATATGGTTGATTTAATCTTTGTTCCAAGAGTAAATACCGTAAAGGGGATAACAGAAGAACATTGTAGAATGTATGGATATACAATAAACGAAAAGGGTTGGATAAATTATCCTGATTGGCAAGGTCGTATCTTTCGTAACCGACCAAACATTCGTTGGGAAAAACCAGTTCACGAGCAATTAGTTGGTTTTCAAACTTATGCTCATTTACCAACAGAACATAAGTATTCTATCATTCACCCAAAGACGATAGAAAGACAAGTGGAACAAAATAAATTTTACAATGAAGAAATAAGTGGGATAAGAAGATGAAGTATAAAAACAAAAATGGTATAGGGTTGTCATACGAAGGTCATGAAAATGACAATAGTGTTCAATTAGTTAAAGAAGTAATTCGTGAGGCTATTAAGATAGGTGATTTAGAACTATATCAAAAAAGTAGTAGAATAGATGTTGGATGGGTTAAGGTAAAAGATTTTTTAAAAGAAAATTTTTCAATATGATTAAAATAAAAATACAAAACTATGCACTTGGTAGGAATGAACCAACATTTAGGCCATTTGCTTTTATTCAAAATATATTACGAGACTATAGTATTGAATTTACTAATTCTAATGATTTTGATTATCTATTTATTGGAATGCATGATTTCATTGATAAGAAAAAAACATTACAGGACAGTATTGACTATGGGCTTGAAAATTTATCAAAGGTAACCGGTGATTACTTCCTATTTGAAGGCTCAGATTCCACATCATTAATGGGTGGTTATGAAGTTTTTGAAAAAAGTAATGCTATTTATTTATTTAAAAATCAAATGTTACCATCACAAGATGCTTATAAAGTTCCCTATGCTCATAATAAATGGTTTTGGGGTAGTGGTAGTGATTTAGATTTATCATATGATATTTCCGATGATAAATGGAAAAGAATAAAATTTACAGGTTGGAATGTGGGACAACTTGTTCAAGATTATAGAAATTTTCAACCAATTAAACAAAATAAAACTACTGATGTGTGTGCTATTTTTCAAGGTAAACATAATTACAATGAAGATCATAAAAGTAGAAATGATCATCTTTACACATCTCATAGAAATGGTTTGTGGAATATACTAGAGCCTTTAAAGTCAAAATATAATATGATATATGATAGGCTTCCATTTCAAGAATATATTAAAAATTTAATGAATTCTAAAATTTCATTTTCTCCATTTGGTATGGGAGAGATATGTTTCAGAGATTTTGAGTGTATGCAATATGGGACTATAATGATAAAACCCAATCATGATTTAGTTAAAACTATACCAGATATATATGAGCCAGGTAAAACATATATTGATGTAAAGTATGATTGGTCAGACTTAGAAGAAAAAATTGATTATATTTTATCAAATTTTGATGAATTAAATGTTGAGATAAATGAAAATATTAGAAATAAATTTATAGACGGCTATGACCACAATAAACTATGTTTACATTGGTACAATATTTTTAAAAATTTAAGTGATATAGAGGAAAGTTAATGAAAATATTAATAACTGGAGGAGCCGGATTTATTGGTTCACATATAGCAAATAGATTTAAAGAGAATCACGAAGTAGTTGTTTTAGATTCGATGGGGCATACCTCATGTCTAAATAGATTAGATGAAAATATCTTGGTGGTAGAGGGTGAGATACAAAATTCAAAAATATATAATAAATTGGATACCGACTTTGACTTGGTAATAAATTCAGCCGCTGAAACTCATGTAGATGAGTCTTTTAAAAGACCGACAGATTTTATTGACACAAATATATTGGGAATACATCATCTAAGTACATATTGTATTAAAAATAATATTTCATTATTACATTTGAGTACTGATGAAGTAATAGGAACGGGTGAACCTTTGTATGAAAATTCAATGGCACTACCCACAAATCCATATTCAGCAACTAAGGCTAGTGGTGAATCTATCTTACATGCTTATGGTTATTGTTATGGGTTGAACTGGAAAGTGGTTAGATTAAATAACACTTATGGTACAATGCAATTTCCCGATAAACTAATACCATATTTTATTACTAGATTACAGGACGATAAAAAGCTAACAATACATGGTGTGGGTAAACAAGTTAGGTATTTCCTAAATATTGACGACTTCGTGGATGCTGTAGAAATTGTCATGAGTAAGGGTAAAAATAAAAATATTTATAATGTCTCTACTGATGAGTCTTACACGGTAATGGATGTTACGAAAATGATTTGTGATGGTATGGGTAAAGATATTAATCAATATATAAAATATGTAGATGACAGACTATTTCAAGATCCTATTTACTTATCTAATAGTGATAAACTTCGTAGTATAGGATGGAAACCTAATCGATATTTAAAAGAAGACATATCAAAACTAATAGATTGGTATACAAAAAATAGGGATTTTTTTAACAATGAAAATGTTGATAAATGATAGATTAATAGGTTCTGATTACAAACCTTTAGTTATTGCTGAGATTGGTATAAATCATAATGGTGATTTAAATTTAGCAAAACATTTAGTTGACGAGGCTTGTAGTCAAGGGGTAGAAATAATAAAACATCAAACTCATGTTATAGATGATGAAATGTCAAAACTATCCAAAAAGATTATTCCAGGAAATTCAAATTCTTCAATATATGACATTATGAACGAATGTGCCTTATCCGAAGATGATGAAATAGAACTAAAAAATTATGTTGAATTAAAAGGTGCAATCTTTATAAGCACTCCATTTTCAAGAGCTGCAGCTAATAGGTTAGAAAGAATGGGAGTTTCTGCTTATAAAATTGGTTCAGGTGAATGTAACAATTATCCTTTGATAGAGCATGTTGCATCTTTTGGTAAGCCAATGATAGTATCAACTGGTATGAATACGATAGAAAGTGTCAGAAAGACGGTTACTATATTAGAAGATAATAATATTGAATACGCTTTGTTACATACTACTAATTTATATCCAACACCATTTCATCTTGTTAGACTTGGAGCTATGATAGAATTAAAAGATAATTTTCCAAATGCTGTTATAGGTTTATCAGACCATACAATAAATAATAATGCTTGTCTTGCTGCTACTGGTTTAGGGGCTTCAATTTTAGAAAGACATTTTATAGATACAAAGGATAGAGAAGGTCCTGATATATTAAATTCTATGGATACAAAAGAATTAGGAGAGTTGATACGAGGTAGTGAAGAAGTTTTTAAAATGAGAGGTGGTAGTAAATTAGAACTGAAAGAAGAGCAGGTTACTATGGATTTTGCTTTTGCTACAGTTGTTTCTATCAAAGATATATCGAAGGGTGAAAAATTAAATAAGGATAATATTTGGGTAAAACGACCAGGAACAGGTAATATAAAAGCAGAACATTATAAAACTTTACTTGGAAAGGTATCAATTAGAGACATCAAAAATGATGAACATTTAACTTGGGAAGATTTTAAATGAGAAAAGTATTTGTGGTTACGGAAAGAAGAGCAGACTTTAGTAGATTTAAACCCATATTAGAACTGATAAGTAATGATGAAGATTTAGATTATGATTTAGTTGTTACCGGTATACATTTACTGGATAGTTATGGTAAAACTATCAATGAAATAAAAGAAGGTGGTTTTAAAGTCTTTAAAACTGTAGAAATGTTTAACGATAGTGTAGATAGAGATAGTGGTGCTGAGATGACTAAGGCTTTAGGTCGTGTGACAATAGGACTAGTTGATGCTATAGAAGAATCCAAACCAGATATAATTTTATCTGGATTTGATATAGGTGCTAATTTAGCAGTATCAATTGCTGGTGCCCACATGAATATACCTGTAGTACACATTCAAGGCGGAGAAGTAAGTGGTACGATTGATGAATCTATTAGGCATGCTGTTAGTAAATTTTCACATTACCATTTAGTTAGCAATAATGATGCTAAAAATAGATTAATCAAAATGGGTGAAGTACCCAAACATATTTTTGTTGTGGGGTGTCCATCAATTGACGCTATGTTAAGTGTTAACAAAAGCACACCTGATGAAATAAAAAATAAATTTGATGTAGATGTTAAGAAAAAGTTTTTTTTAGTTTTACAACATCCTGTCACAACAGAATTAAGTGATGCTAAAAGACAAATAAAAGAAACTTTAAATGCGATAAAGAAAAGTGGTGTACCGAGTGTTTTAATTTATCCAAATAATGATGCAGGTTCTCAAGTTATAATAGAAGAAATAAAAAATAGTAATATAAAATACTTCCCAACACTGTCTCTAAAAGATTATGTTTCTTTATTGAGTTATGCTACAGCTTTGATAGGAAATTCTAGTTCTGGTATTCACGAAACAGCAACATTTAAAGTTCCAACTATTAATATTGGGACAAGGCAACAAGGTAGATTAAGACCAGAAAACTTAATAGATGTTGACTACGAGGAGTATGAGATAACCGGAGCTATAAATAAAATATTGAACGATAAAATATTCCAAAAAAATATTTTATATTGTGAAAATCCATATGGGGATGGAAATTCTTCAAATAGAATTATAAAAATTTTAAAAAAAATAAACATAGGTAATAAAGTTATTCAAAAAAGAATTACTTACTAGGAGATGAATATGAAAAAAGTTTTAATAACAGGTGGATCTGGAACAATTGGATCAAGTTTTATAAAAAATTATTATGATGATTATAAATTTTATAGCTATAGTAGAAATGAAAAAATGCAAGTCTCTTTAAAGAGGAGTTTTGATAAAGTAAAAATAATTTTAGGAGCAGTAGAGGATAAAATTACATTATCACAAGCTATCATAGATATTAAACCTGATGTGATAATACATGCTGCTGCTTTAAAGCATGTTGATACGGGAGAAATAACACCAATACAAACTATAAAATCAAATATTATTGGTAGTTTGAATGTTATTGAATGTTCTTCTGAATATAATGTGCCAGTTACAATAGCTGTAAGTACAGATAAAGCATGTATACCTGAACAGAATTATGGGTATAGTAAATTGCTAATGGAAAAAATGTTCATAGAAGCAAATAATGAAATAAATAAGTTTTCTGTATGTAGATTTGGAAATGTTACACATAGTCACGGATCGGTATTGCCATTTTGGTTAAGGTTAAAAGCTAACAATGAAACATTAAAGTTAACTGATTCTCGGATGAATAGATTAATGTTTTCACAGAGAGAAGCTGTTGATTTAGTACATAAAACAATGCAGTGGACACAGAAGGGTGATGGTGGTTTTATTTTATCTAAAAAAATGAAAACAGTGAATATGTTAGAGTTGGCTAAAGTAATTTCAGATGATGTAGAAGAAATAGGAAGAAGACCAGGTGAAAAATTGGATGAAACTTTGATAAGTACTAATGAGTTGCCATACAGTCATTGTATAGGAGATTTTATTAAAATAACAGAAGAAGAAAACACAAGCCGTACAGATATTCTAACAGAAGAATATTCATCATTAACTGCAAAGAAAATGAATGTTGATGAGATGATTGATATGGTGGCTGAAACAGATAAGAACTTAAAAAAATCTTTATTTAAATATGGAATTTATGGATAATATAAAAATATTAATACCAGCAAGAGGTGGTTCAAAACGAATACCAAAAAAGAACTTAGTTGATGTAAACGGTAAACCATTATTACAATATGTAATAGAAACTTGTAAAAACATTACTGATGAAATTTATGTCAGTACTGATGACATTGATATAAAAAAATTTACAAAGTCTATGGGTGTAAATGTAATAGAAAGGCCTGAAAGATTAGCAACTGATAAAGCAAAAACAGAAGACGTTGTGAAACATTTTTTAGAAAAAATAGAAACGGATTTATTTTGTGTAGTACAACCCACATCACCTTTATTACATTTTTATTCTATTTTATTTGGTATTGAGCAGATGCATCGGCCTTTGGATATTTATAGTAGTTATCATTCTATTATATCAGTATGTAAAGATGTAAATTACTATTGGGGTGACAATGGCAAACCAATAAATTTTGAATTGGGTAACAGAAAAAGAACTCAAGAGCATCAAACTTGGTATAGAGAAAATGGAGCTTTCTATGTTACAACGAAACATAATTTTTTAAAATCTAATATTTTACAAAATGGTAATGTTGGATTTGTTGTTATGGAAGAGAGCGAGTCTATTGATATAGATACCCACGAGGATTTAAAGTTAGTTAAAAAGATAATGAGAGGTAATAAATGAAAGCAGTAACATTACTCTGCCGAGGAGATTCATTAGGACATATTAGTAGTGTGCCTAAAGTAAATCATAGTGTTATCGTTAATGGTTTTCATTATGAAGCAGAAGATAAGTTTATAGATGAATATTTATCAGCATCTTCTAATGTTACTCATGTGTTGAGTTTAGCTGCTTATTTTCCACAATCAGGTGCTACTGAACTTTATAAAAAATATAACTTTGATAAAATTATTTTACCATATGTGAAAGAGGTATCACCGCCTATTCCAAATCATTTTTTACAGATAGAAGGTCGTGATGGGATATTGCCAGTTGAAAATTTAGATGACATAAATAAAAAAGATATGATATCACATCCAAGATATGCTTACACTTCACCCTCTAGTGGGTTAGACGCGCTGTTGTATATAGTAAACCAACTTAAACCTGATGAAGTTAATATTATTGGAATGGATTTTTATGAAAATATTGGTATAGTCGGTACAGGTTACTTTACAAATTCAATCGGTAAGGAAAGAAATGACCACGGAAACAATGAATTAGCAAATCGTCATGATCCGACAGATTTAATGCAAGACTTTTTTAAAAAGGTTGTAACAAAAAAATCAAATATAAAATTCAATATGTACACAGCATCAAACTTTGAATTTGAAGTCGATAATTTAAAAATTATAAAATTAAATTCTTTTTAACTTGACTTTCATAGAATTAATTAGTAAATTGAGATTACAACAGGAGTATTAATGATTAATATTTATCAACCCTCACTTGGCCAAGAAGAACTTGATGCTATCGAAAAGGTATTTAAAAGTAATTGGTTGGGAAAGGGAAAATTGACAGAAAAATTTGTTGAAAACTTTTCATTAAAGTTACAATCACATCCCGATAATTTTAAAACTATTTGTAGTTGTACGGAAGGTTTATTTCAATCAATGAATATACTTGAAATAGAAGAAGGTGATGAAGTTATATTACCATCAATAAGTTTTATAGGAGCTGCTAATGCTATTGTTAGTCGTGGTGCTAAACCAATATTCTGTGATGTTGATAGTAGAACTTTAAACGTAAGTGCTGATGACATAGAAAAAAATATAACTAAAAAAACAAAAGCGGTAATAATACTACATTACGCTGGTGTTCCGTGTGACATGGATGAAATAGTGGATTTGTGTGATAAACACAATATTAAGTTAATAGAAGATAATGCTAATAGTCCCATATCAAAATACAACAATCAGTTTACGGGAACTATTGGTGATATAGGTCTTTGGTCATTTGATGCTATGAAAATATTAGTTATGGGTGATGGTGGTTTAGTTTATTGTAAAGACCTTGAGTTAGCTAAAAGACTTGATTATGAAGCATACTTGGGTTTAAAAAGTGCTAGTGGATTTTCAAATTCTATAGATACCAAATGGTGGGAATTTGATATAGAGTTGCCTGGTAGAAGAGTAATAATAAATGATGTTACTGCTGCTATAGGTTTAGAACAACTTAAAAAGTTAGATGGTTTTATATCAAGGCGAAAAGAAATACATACAATGTATAACAATACATTGAAACATGTGGATTGGATTGATGTTCCACGAGAGATACCAATCAATAAAGAAAGTTCATACTATATGTATCATATTCAAACAGATAAAAGAGATGAGTTGGCTAGACATTTAAAAGACAATGGAGTATATACTTCATTTAGATATTACCCTTTACATAAGGTCAAGTACTATGACGATGGGCTTTCATTAAAAAATACAGAAAAAATAATGGATAGAACATTATGCCTACCTTTACACCAATCATTAACTGATGACGAAGTTAATTATATATGTGAACAAATTTATAATTTTAATACAACGGGAGTTTAAATATGAGATATTTACATATAGGGTGTGGTGATGTTATTCTACCAAAACCATTTGAGAATTTAGATGGTAGAGAATTAGAGGGAGTAGATCATGTTGTAAATGGTCTTGATAAATTGCCATTTAAAGACAATACATTTGATTTGGTTTATTCTGCTCATACACTTGAACATTTTCCTCGTGATAAAGTGGAAGCTGTTTTACGAGAGTGGGTTAGGGTAACAAAAGTTGATGGTATAGTTAGGTTAGCAGTTCCTGATTTTGAACAGGCTATAAAAGTTTATCACAAATCAGACAAGAGAATAGAAAATATACTTGGTTTAACTGTAGGTGGTCAATCTTATGATTATGAATATCATTATTGTATTTTTGATGATAAATCATTAACTGGATTAATGAATAGATGTGGATTAACATCTGTGCATAAATGGGCTTATCAAAGGGTAAGTCATGGTGATTATTGGGATTATTCACAAGGACAAGTTTTTGAAATACCTATCTCTTTAAACTTAGAGGGGCGTAAAGTTAAAGATTCAAAATCTATTACCGGAACAAATATATTTGAAGTATGGAAAAATAAATGAACAAATATGTAGAAAGTATTGATTTTGTAACTGTAGTATATAAGAGAATAAATTACGCAAAATTAATTTATGAAAGTATAAAAAAATATGTAGACCATCCATACAAGTTTTATGTTGTCAACAATGGTGATAATTCTAAAGATAGTGCTGAGTTGAAGTCATTGAAAAAGATGTTTGACGGTGAGGATAGTGTTGTTGTTGTTGAAGGTGTAAAACAGATCAATCAAGATGATGGATTATGTGTCCCATCAAAATCTAATCAAAAATATCCACAACAATATTTTATTGATAATTATGGTTGGGATGGTTATAGTAAATATGACAGAAGACCTCTAGGTTTTGCTAGTTGGTTACAGGCAGAAGCTATGACAATAGGTACTAAACTTGGAAATGGGAAATATGTATGTCAGGTTGAACATGATGTGGTCTTTTTAAATAAATGGGTAGATTCTATATTACCCTTATTAAAAAATAATTCATTTATTTCTTATGCTTGGAGAGAAGATATAGACCAAGCACTTACCCCACAATGGTCTATTTTAAAAAGAAAAACAATAGAAAACAACTTTTACAGAGAACCTGGCGACTTATATCCAAATTGCCATTATAAAGACACTTATGGTTTACTGTCACTATGGGCTAGAGAATTTAATAAACCTTACCTAATTTTAAAAAATAGTCTTGAAGATCGTAGTTTAAAATCAGAACATTTATTAAATGTTAATTTTGGAGAAGAGGGGTTTATTGATGGAATACCATTTTTACACCACGCTGGTAGAGGTGCTGCTAGAACAATAGATTATTATGAACAATGGGTTTCCGAAGTTTCTAAATATTTAAACATACAAATATGATACAAGAACCTAGAGTTTTACTTTTATATCCACCAGAACAGAATTGGCCTGAAACTTTATGTAAGCCAAACGGTTCGCTAGCATATCCAATGTTAGCTGGTGCTTTGAGAGAGATAAATGTAGATGTTGAGGTATACGATGCTTGTGTTGGAAATGATGACGATGAATATAAAAACTTTTTCTTTAATCCAACACCACTTAAAAGTGGATTATTAAGAACTGGCGTAAGTGATGATAGAATTCTACAGATGGTGAAGGATTTTGATTTTGTTGGATTGACTTCTATTTTTTCTCTACAAGAAACTATGGTTTTACATTGTTGCCGTTTAATAAAAAAACATTTTCCTGAAAAAATATTGTTTTGTGGGGGTGTAAATGCTAGAGCTAGACATAACATATTTTTAGATGCTGGGTTTGACATAGTATGTACTTCTGAATCAGAATTGACTATCAAAAAGATTATGAAAGTTTATCGAAGTGGTAGCACAGATTGGAGTTCAGTTCCAAAAATATTATTTAAAAAAGATAATAAAGTTATTAATACTGCTCATCTTGGTGATATTATTTGGAATTTAGATGAATTACCAATGCCTGCTTGGGATTTATTACCAAATGAAAGATATTGGGAAATTAGAAGACCTCATGGTGGTCATTTTAAAGATGATGAAGAGCTAAAGTATGTTTCTATGATGACCTCATTGGGTTGTCCCTTTGCTTGTTCATATTGTCATATAGCTCACGAAACAAAAGGCTCTATGTCTGATGAAATAGGAAGGTTTAGAATTAAATCCGATGAAAGAGTTTTAGAAGAGTTAGTATATTTGAGAGATGTGATAGGTGCGAAACAAGTGTTCGTTGAAGATGATTCTATATTTGGTATGAAAAGAAGAGCTATCAATATGTTGAAGAAAATCATAGGAGTTGGTTTAGAGATACTTGATGTAAACGGAGTAAATGTTATTCATCTTACTAAAAAGGGGAAGCCCGATGTAGAAGTCATAGAGCTTTTAGCAGATGCTGGATTTAGAGACATAGTTCTACCATTTGAATCTGCTAATCACAGGATAGTAAAAAAATGGTGTTCTAACAAATGGAAAGTCGAAGATTTTGATGTAAAAAACTTAGTGAAAGAAATAAAAAGAGTTGGTATGAGAGTTGCTGCTAATTACATGGTTGGTTTTCCTGATGAGACAGAAAAAGAAATAAAAGAAACTATAGATTTTGCTAAACAAAATATGTCATATGGTTTAGATGCTTCCAATTTCTTTTTAGTAATGCCTTTACCAGGAACACCGATGTTTGATGAGGTTATGCGAAATGGTCAACTTCCAAAAGACTATAATATAGATAGAATGCAGTGGACTAAGGCTAATATGATAAATACTTCAATACCACCAAACAAACTTGAAGAGTTACGCCAACAAGCTTGGGAAGATTGTAACTTATCAGATCATATAAAAAATAGAAAAAACTGGCAAATAAATGATACAAACACTGGTGAGATTCATAGTGCGAGGTAAAGAAAATAATTATGTTTAAATTTAATTATGATACATTGAAGTACCAATTTCAAGAAATAGTTAGTGATTGGTTAGAAACCGATGACTTATCAAAACTACATGAATTTAAAAAATATAAATTATTTAAAAGACAAAATGACCAATCATCTATGTGGCATAAAATGTTTTACAATCAAATTAGAATTGACAATAGATTTGATGATATTTATAAATTATTTTTAAAAGAATATATAAAACCACTATATAATAATGAAGAAATTGTTTATCAAAAAATACCAACATTTAGGGTTCATCTGCCAGATAATATTTCAGTTGGTGAGTTTCATAAGGATAAGAATTATAGAAATAAAGATTGGGCTAACAAAGTTCAAGAGATAAATTATTTTTTACCATTTACAAAAGCCTATGGAACTAATACAGTATGGGCAGAAACAGAGGAAGATTTGGGCGATTATACTGAAATAAAAGCAGATTATGGTGAATGTGTAGAGTGGAGTGCCACAAATTTAACACATGGTAATAAAGTTAATAGAACAACAAAAACAAGAGCAAGTATAGATTTTAGAGTGATACCAATGTCAAGGTATTTTGGAAGTGAACATCTTACAATTAATGCGAACATGCCCTTTAAAGTGGGTGGATATTATGAGGTTATATAATGAATAAAAAAAATGGAGTAGATTTTGTAATAGCAAGTTGTTATGGTGCTGAAAAAATTGATTTCACTAGGTTTAATGTTGAGAGTATTAACAGGTATTGGAAGTCGGTAGAGCATACTATATATTTAGTGGTTAATTATTTTGATAAAGAATTAGAAATGAAACTTCATAAAGAACTTTTTGGAGATAATGACAATGTGGTTATCTTAGAAGGTGTAGATCAATCACCACAACGTATAGACTGGCCACACGGTGGATTTACTTATAAAATAGATGAGAGTCGAACAATTGGTTTAATTGATGGATGTGGTATAGCTTCTGGTGGTTATTATGGTTCGGATGCTTTAAGTCTCGGCGTAAAAGCAGGTGATAGAGAATATGTTTGTGTATTAGATTGTGATACTATTTTTTTAAATTCACATGCAACTGAGTTATTAAAATTATTAGATACATATAAGTTTGTATCAAATAGATGGTGTCCTGGTAATGTATTTGAATATCTAAAACAGAAAGGCACTTGTGATGGTACATGGGATGACGGTATGGCTAGAATTATGTTGATGTTATGTAAAAGAGAGTTGTATGATGAAATAGAATCTGAAAATTATGTTGAAAGGGGAATTTGGAAAACTAGTCCTTATAATTGTGATTATAGAGATATTGGTGGTAATGTGACTTGGTATGCAAAAGAAAAAGGATATGATTGGTTTATCTTAAAGAATTCATATAGAGATAGATTCAGATCAGATAATGGGTTATGGAAAGAGCATTTATTGAATTTTCCTAAAGGAGAACAGGCTTGGTTAGATGACATTCCTATATTTTTTCATGCTACGCAGGGTGGTAGTAGGGGGATGTCTGTGTTTAACCAATGGGTTAAAGAAGCAAAAGATTATTTAAAAATATGATTAAATTCTTAGGTCACGCCAGTATCTATATCAAAACAGATGACACTTCTTTAGTTACAGATCCTTGGTTTTCTAAGACTGGTGCATTTGTATACAACTGGCATCAA